AACGAAGTGAAAGAAATACTTGAGGAAAGAGCTGTAGAAACTGATGGGGTAGAAGCGGAAGGCGATGAAGAATTTGTAGAGGAAACAGATAACGTTGAAGAGAGCGGTGAAGAAAATCAAGAAACCCCAGTAGTCGAAGAAGAGGATAATGAAGATATGAACGATGAAGCGGAAGTGGAAAGCGGCGGAGAGGAAGACGCAGCATAATATATTCCTTCCTTCCAAAGCTGACCTAACCTGTCAGCAACGATCGGAAAGAACCACAACAAAGCCCCGTGGGAAAGCAAGCAATTAAGCTCTCTCACGGGGCTTTTTCTTTACCCCCAGCAAACCTTGGGAGCAATCAAACTCTTAAGTGGGCTGGGGGTTTATCTTTACAGAACTTTTGGCGACAAAATATGTTATAATTTACCTATAGGATAAGTCAATTCTGACAAATCAAGAGCGGTTCTTTATGTGTAGGGAAGGGGGGTCATGCCATGGCAGATCGTTCTTTTACCGATTATGTTAGGAGTAGGTTTTTTAATGAGTGTTACTTAGCCTTAGAAGGCTATGTTGAAGAGAACAAAGATAGCCTAGAACTTGAACTGCGTAATGTGCGGAACGTGGGTGAGGTTTCCCTTACGGATATGAATGTCAAATCCGTATGGATTAATGACCTGCCAGGCATGAAACTTGAATTTGATGTTGTTGTAGAAGGCGAAATTGAGATTGCAGAAAGTGACTACCATTACGATGATTATGATATAAACTACCCGTGGTTTACCCTAAGCTGCACTGGGGACTTAGTTAGCAATTTGGATGACTTTAGAGTTGTTTGCATTAGCCTATACAGCCAAAAGGGCAAAATGCCCAATCCCTTATCAGATGCCCTTGTTCCAATTATCTACAAAGAACAATTAGAAGCCACTGCTAATGATATTTTGCGCCGGTATTATCCTGAAGCCTTAAAGTCACCCATGGCCATAGACCCAACAAAACTTGCCAAGAAAATGGGCCTTACTATCGATGTAAGAAATATCACTAAGGATTTATCTATCTTTGGGCAGGTATACTTTCACGATACCGAGGCGGAATTTTATGACTCTGATAAAGATGAAATGGTTACCACATCCGTCAAAGCCCGAACAATTTTTGTAGACCCTGAAGCTTTCTTTTTAAGGAATTTAGGTGCAGTCAATAACACCATCGTTCATGAATGTGTTCACTGGGACAAGCATAGAAAAGCTTTTGAACTTGAGCGTCTATATAACGACAGTGCTACCAAAATTAAATGCCAAGTAGTCGGCGGCATAAAAGACGGTGAAAGAAATGCCACTGACTGGATGGAATGGCAGGCTAATGCTTTAGCACCAAGAATTCAGATGCCTTTGGGAATGTTTAAAACCAAAGCCTTTGAGCTTATCAAGGAATACCGCCAGAAACTAAATACCGATGAAATAATCGATGTAATGGAGCCGGTCATTGAAGAATTAGCTATCTTTTTTTGTGTCTCCCGCCTTGCAGCTAAAATTCGCATGATTGATGCCGGATATGAAGAAGCTGTTGGCACATTTACCTACATAGATGACCGCTACATTAAACCACATACATTTAAGGAAGGTGCACTAGAAAGAAACCAGACATTTTCCATTGGTGTAGAAGATGCAGCAATTCAAAGCCTAACCAACCAAACATTAATTTCCCTTATAAAAGACGGTAGTTACCAGTATGTTGATGCACATTTCGTTTTAAACCATCCAAAGTATGTAACAGTGAACTTATTTGGTGAAACTGCGCTGACTGATTATGCCCGTACCCATATGGATGAGTGTTGCCTGATATTTGATCTATCAGTTAGGGCTGGCGCAAAAGAAAGATATTACACCGAATGTTTTCTAAACAGGGATGAGAGCTCTACCATCAGTTTTGACATAGTCTATGGAGAAGGTTATCAACATGCCCCACAGGAAAAGAAAGTGCAGTTGTTAGATAATGTATTGAAAGAAAACGCGCGTATTTACAGGGAATTACCTAATGATTATACTACATGTCTTAAAATAGTGCGGGAGTGGAGAGATGTAACCTTTGAAGAGTTAGCTGAAAGAACACTAATTAACGAACGTACTATCCGGCGTATTATTAATGGAGAATCACAAGGATCACTTGAATCTTTAATTTTGATTTGTCTTGGATTACACCTTCCACCGGAAATTAGCAACCACATTATTGAGAAACCACCGTTCTCATTAAACTATAGTAACGAAGACCACATCTATTATCAATTTGCATTAAATACCTTATTCGCAAAGACCATGAATGAAATTAGGGGCTTTTTACAAATGCACGGTGTAGCATTATAAAATAATTTCTCTAAAAAGCGGGCACGAGATGTCCGGTTTTTTTTATACCATAAATTCATAAGGGCCATACATGAATTCTAATAAAGGGTTTGTGTATGGCTCTTTTTTTTGTCTTTTTTAGGTACCTACCAGGAAAAAACCTTATCTATTACCCATTTTTCCGGACATGAAGTGTCCGACACAGCACACGTTTTATTGCCTAAACTTGTATTAGAACTGAAGGATATAGGCCTCCGCTAAATAGGAACAGCCGAAAGGCTCCCGTTTAAAAAAACGGCGAGTTTTTTGGCTGATAGTCATGCCCTTTTCTCGCTGGAGAAAGGGGTTTATTTTATGCCAAAAAGTGACAATCAAAAGTCAACCAAAGACTATTACCTACCAATTGACGGTCAGGAAATCCCAGTTTCAGAAGAGGTTTACCGTGCCTATAAGCGCCCAGCATGGGCGGAACATAAGCGTAAAGAACGTGAAAAACGATGCCGAGATGAAAAAGGCCACCGCTGCACAAAGGATTGCAGCCAGTGCGATAAGCAACGCGCAGGAAGTGTTCTTTCTTTGGACAGGTTCGCCGAAGAAGGTTATGAAATAGCCGACTCTGTTGATATTGCTGAGCTGGTGGCAGAAAAGCTGCTCTTAGAAGAACTGGCAATCGCTCTAAATGAATTGGACCAACAAAACAAAAGAATCGCTGAGCTATATGGCGAGGGTCTGTCGGAAAGGGAAATTGCCTCCCAGGTTGGGCTCTCTCAAAAAGGTGTCAACAAACGAAAGACCAAGATTTTTAACCAACTGCGCCAGTGTTTGCAAGAAAATAAATAACCAAGTACTCAGACTGCCCTTTAATGTCCTTTGGATATTAGAGGGCAGTTTTCGTAAAAGAGTTTTCATCGTTTGGTACTCAAAACCATCGTAACTGTCCTGTGAGTGTTGAGGGGAGAAAAAACTCTCTCGGAAACGGAGGTAGCGATATGCAAACACAAACAAAGGCCAAGGACACCAACTTTAGAGATCAGCAGCTAGATGAAGAACTGGCTGGTATTTTAACGGCCATCAGTGTTGTGTCCAAACGCCTTGCTAAAAAACTATTGACACTTCAGCAACAGGACACGCCTCAAGGGAAAGGAGGGAAATTGGATGAGCAAGATGACTGAAATGTCTTTAGTGGTAACTGAATTACGGACAGCCGCTAAGTCCCTTATCGGTGTAGCTGATGCTCTTACTGATTTGTTTAGCGGTAGTGGTGGTATTAAGCCCCCGGGCCAGCAAAAAACGGCAACCACCGCAGCTAAAGAAAAGCCTCTAACCATAGAAGCAGTAAGGGCAGTATTGGCTGAAAAATCCCGTAGCGGCTATACCGCTGAGGTTAGAACACTTTTGGGAAAACATGGTGCATCAAAACTGTCAGGAATTGATCCAGCTAAATACCCAATGCTGGTTGCAGAAGCCGAGGTGCTTGGCAATGGGTAACCAGAGGGTAAGTTGTGCTAAGAGCACAAGGGGGGCAGGCCTGGACCATGCACTACTTTCACCTTCATCTTCCCACAGATGGCTCAGCTGTCCGCCATCAGCCAGACTTTGTGAAAGCTATGAGGATAAAGGCAGCGATTATGCTGCTGAGGGAACGGCAGCACATTCACTTTGCGAGTATAAATTAAAAACAGCATTGGGCATAGAAGCCGAAGACCCTACTGATGACTTAAGCTTCTACAGCAAAGAGATGGAGGAATGTGCAGATGGCTATCCAGCCTATATCTTGGAACTTTTAGAAGAAGTAAAAGATACTTGCATTGACCCGGTTGTCCTTATTGAACAACAGCTTGACTATTCAAGGTATGTTGAGGGGGGCTTCGGCACCGGCGATTGTATTATTGTCGCAGATAAAATCCTTCATGTTATTGACTATAAACATGGCCAGGGGGTGCTAGTCGAAGCCCAGGATAATCCGCAGATGAAACTATACGCTTTAGGAGCCCTGGAACTGTTTGATGGGATCTACGATATCGCTAGTGTTTCCATGACAGTTTACCAGCCCAGACGTAACAACATCAGCACTTATATAGTGCCTACGCAATCGCTGTATCAATGGGCTGAGGAAGTGCTAAAGCCCACAGCCAAATTGGCTTATGCCGGGGAGGGTAATTACCAATGTGGTGAGTGGTGCCAGTTTTGTAAGGCAAAACATAAGTGCCGGGCCAGAGCTGAATATAACATGGAGCTTGCCCACTACGATTTTAAGCTTCCTCCCTTACTAGAGGATGATGAGGTGGAGGATTTTCTTGGCAAAATTGATGCTCTCATATCCTGGGCTAACGACATCAAGGCTTATGCCCTACGGGCTGCTCTAGGCGGTAAAGAGTGGAGTGGTTGGAAACTGGTAGCAGGTAGAAGTAATCGTAAGTACATCAATGAAGATACAGTGGTTCAAGTGGTTAAAAAAGCGGGCTTTGACCCCTATGAACAAAAAGTTAAGGGCATCACAGCCATGGAAAAATCACTGGGTAAAGCCAGATTTGCTGAACTACTTGGCGGGCTTGTGGAAAAGCCCCAAGGCAAACCGACACTTGTACCGGAGAGCGATAAACGTCCGGCTATAAATACAGCTGAACAAGATTTTAATGAGTTTTAAGGAGGAAAATCATATGTCTAAAAAAGTCAATCACAACCCTATGAAGGTTATTACTGGACCCAACACTCGTTGGTCATATGCCAATGTATGGGAAGCCAAGTCTATTAACGGCGGCACTCCAAAGTTCTCAGTATCCCTGATCATCCCCAAATCTGACACCAAGACTGTAAACAAAATTAAAGCTGCTATTGAAGCTGCCTACCGTGAGGGGGAAGTCAAGCTGAGAGGTAACGGCAGAACTGTACCACCTCTTCCTGCTATAAAAACACCTCTGCGTGACGGTGATACCGAAAGGCCTGATGACCCGTCTTATGCCAACGCCTATTTCATAAATGCCAATTCTACAACAGCACCTGGCATCGTGGATGCTAATCGCCAACCTATTTTTGAACGCTCCGAGGTTTATAGCGGTGTCTACGGTAGAGCGAGTATCAATTTCTATGCTTTCAACAGTAACGGGAACAAAGGAATTGCTTGCGGGTTAAATAACCTACAGAAAATCCGTGATGGTGAACCTTTAGGTGGCAAGCCGAGACCGGAAGACGATTTCGCTACTGAATTTGATGATGAAGATTTCCTTTCTTAAAAATCTTGTGGTTGGGGTAGCGAAGTTTTTCTTCGCTGCCCTGCATTTTGAAGCGGAAAGGAGAATTCTATGAAAACACTTAGCATTGATATTGAAACTTTCTCCAGTGCTGACTTAAAAAAGACTGGTGTCTATAAATACGCTAGTTCGCCAGACTTTGAAATTCTTTTGTTTGGCTACAGTGTGGATGGTGGTGAAGTTCAGGTAGTGGATCTTGCTTTAGGTGAGGAGTTGCCGGAAGAAATTATTAATGCCTTAACTGATTCCAATATCACAAAGTGGGCCTTTAATAGTCAGTTTGAACGAATTTGCTTATCTAGATGGTTAGGATTCCCTACAGGTAGTTATCTTGACCCAAAGTCTTGGCGCTGTACTATGATTTGGTCGGCGTATATGGGGCTACCTCTTTCCCTTGAAGGGGCCGGTGTAGTCCTGGGCCTTGAGAAACAAAAGCTCACGGAAGGGAAAGAGCTAATCCGCTATTTTTGCACTCCATGCAAACCTACTATTTCTAACGGTGGCCGGATGAGAAACTTACCAAGCCATGATCCGGATAAATGGGAACAGTTTAAAGCCTACAATTGCCGGGATGTGGAAACTGAAATGGCCATACAAGAAAGGTTAAGGAAGTTCCCTGTGCCAGAGTATGTATGGGATGAGTTTCATCTGGACCAGAAAATAAATGACCGGGGCGTAGCCTTGGATATAGTTCTTGTTAAAAATGCAATTAAAGCAGATGAACGCTCCCGTTATAAACTACTAGCAAAAATGGAAAACTTGACTGGCCTTGAAAATCCAAACTCTGTAAAGCAGCTTAAAGAGTGGCTAGCCAGTTACGGACTTAAAACGGATACTCTCGGAAAAAAGGCAGTGTCAAAATTATTAAAGAGAGCACCTAAGCATTTAAATGAAGTGCTATTACTTCGTCAACAGCTGGCGAAATCGTCGGTAAAAAAGTATCAGGTAATGGAGAATGTGGCCTGCCCAGATAATCGTGCCCGTGGCTTATTCCAATTCTACGGGGCCAACCGGACCGGTAGATGGGCAGGCAGACTTTTGCAGCCACAAAACCTACCTCGAAACCTAATGCAAGATTTAAAAGAGGCGAGAAGCCTAGTGCAATCAGGTAACTTCACGGCTTTGGAGATGCTTTATGATTCAGTACCAGAAGTACTGTCGGAACTTATACGCACAGCCTTTATTCCCAAAGCCGGTTTTAAGTTTATTGTAGCAGATTTCTCATCAATTGAAGCCCGTGTTATCGCTTGGCTTGCTAAGGAGTCTTGGCGTAACCAGGTTTTTGCATCGGGTGGTGATATCTATTGTGCTTCTGCTTCCCAGATGTATCGAGTACCCGTAGAAAAGAACGGAGTCAATAGCCACCTGCGGCAGAAAGGGAAAATAGCGGAACTGGCCCTTGGTTATGGCGGCTCAGTGGGTGCATTAAAATCTATGGGTGCTTTAGAGATGGGTCTATCAGAGGACGAACTGCAGCCGCTGGTTACAGCATGGCGACAAGCTAACCCTCATATTGTCCGTTTCTGGTGGGATGTTGACTGTGCCGCTATGAATGCAGTCAGGGATCGCACAACTACAGAAACACACGGCATCCGCTTTTCTTATCAAAGCGGAATGCTTTTTATAAATCTTCCTTCCGGTAGGCGTCTTGCCTATGTGAAACCGCGTATCGGCACTAACCGGTTTGGCTCAGACTCAGTGACATATGATGCTGTTGGTGGAGCAAGGAAATGGGAGCGTATAGAGTCGTATGGCCCAAAATTTGTTGAAAATATTGTTCAGGCAATCAGTCGGGACATCCTCAGCTACGCTATGCAAAATCTTCGAGATTATTCCATTGTGATGCATATTCACGATGAAATTGTTATCGAAGCTGATGAACAAATATCCACCGAAGTCGTATGCGAACAGATGAGCCAAACCCCGCCCTGGGCAAAGGGACTTTTACTGCAGGCAGACGGTTTTAAATGTAGTTTCTACAAAAAAGATTAACAGCAGGTACTCAAAATAGTGCCTGCTGTCCTTTGGATAGTGAAGGGTTTAAAACCCTAATAAATTTCAGGAGGGAGATAGATGAAGGAGTTAATACCAAGGGATAAATATGGTGTTTTTGCTGATACCAAGGACATTGCACGAGTAGACAGTAGATTTGTAGCCCAGTTCTTTGAAAAACATCACAGACATGTCCTTCGTGATATTGAAAGAATTACTGAGCCCAACTCTGGGCTGAGTGAAAAGTTTATTCGGCTTAACTTTGTCTTAAGCTCCTACAAAGATAGCACTGGTAGGAAATTACCTTGCTACATGATGACCCGAGACGGCTTTACCATGTTGGTCATGGGATACACAGGCAAAAAAGCAATGAAATTCAAGGAGCTATATATCAAACGCTTTAACGAAATGGAACAGTTTATTAAAACTCTTGTTACTGCTCGTAAGGAATTCCCGCTGCTAACTGAAAATATCAAGCTTTTACATGAAAACCCCAAGTCATACCACTTTAGCAATGAGTGTGACATGATTAATCGCATTGTTACCGGGATGTCGGCAAAGCAGTTCAGGCAGGTACATGGTCTTGAAAAAGGTACTAGCATTCGTCCCTACCTAACAGATGAGCAAGTTAGGATGATAGAAACGTTGCAAAAAGTCGATATTGGTCTATTGGTATCTGTTCCAGACTATCAACAGCGTAAGCGCTACCTAGAATGGTATAAAATGAAACTTCTTAAAAAAAACAGCATGAAGGTGAGGGTGGCTTTATGAGTATCAACAAATTTAATCCAGAAGGTTACTAAGACCCCACTCCATATGAAGCCCTAACGGCAATAGAAAAAGAAGAAAAAGCACTAAAACCTTTCGCTCCTTAGTATATATCTGTTCACCTTTCGCAGGGGATACAAAACGGAACACTGAGCGGGCACGGGGATACTGCAGACTTGCGATCAGCAAGGGATGTATTCCCCTAGCACCCCACCTACACTATCCTCAGTTTATGGATGATGAGGATAAAAAAGAGCGGGAGTTAGGTCTTCGCTTTGCCCTTATCTTGCTCGGTAAATGTGATGAGCTTTGGGTGTTTGGCAATATTTCGGAGGGGATGGCACGAGAAATTACCATGGCAAATAAGCGAGGTATGCCTATTAGATACTTCAATTGCAAATGTGAGGAGGTAACGGTGAATGGGCAATCTCGTTAAGATATCTGTTTGTAATCGGAGGACGGATAAAAAATATAAAAACCAGAAGCAGACTTGGGACTACATTGTAAACCGTAACCGCATCCCCATTCGCACTTCGGAGACTGTGGAGGAGTATCCGAAACTGCCAAAAGCACAGCGGGATTCCTTAAAAGATATCGGCGGCTTCGTAGGAGGCTGGTTAAAAGGGGGCATCCGCAAAAATGGAAATATTATCAGCCGCAGCATTGGTGTGCTTGATGCCGACAATATCCCAAAAGATATAAATTTCCTTGCGGTTACTGCAGCTGTACTAAGCGGAGTGAAATATTTCATTTACTCAACCCACAGCCACATACCGGAAGCTCCCCGATTTAGACTGGTTATCCTGTTTGCTCGGGAAGTCAGTGAAGACGAATACCCAGCCCTTATGCGGATGGTAGCAAAGCAAATCGGTATTGATTACTTTGATGATACTACTTATCAGGCGAATAGAATGATGTACTGGGCTTCTTGTCCATCAAACGGAAAGTTTGTATTTGATGAAAAGGATGGGGAGTCTTTGGACCCGGATAAATATCTATCCCTGTATGAGAACTGACGGGATTGCGCCCAATGGCCCACATCCAGCCGACAATCAGAGGTAATAAAAAGGAGTATTCAAAAGCAGCAAGACCCGTTCACCAAAGAGGGTATAGTGGGGGCATTTTGTAGGGCGTACAGCATAGAGGACGCAATTACAACTTTCCTTACCGATATTTACGAACCTTCAGCTATGGAAGGTCGCTATGACTATATCCCCTCTGATAGCTCGGCGGGTGTAGTGCTTTATGAAGATAAATGGGCGTACTCCCATCATGCGTCTGACCCAGCCAGCGATAAATTGCTTAATGCTTTTGACTTAGTTAGGGTGCAACGGTTTGGAGATATGGATGAGAAAACATCCTTTAAAGCCATGAGTGAGTTTGCTATCCAGGATGAAAGGGTTAAAATGCAGCTGGCCAAGGAGCGTCAGGTGCAGGCGGAAACAGAGTTTGCTGATGAGGACAATTGGCAAACCCGGCTTGAACTAGATAAATCGGGTGCAGTAAAGGATACACTTACTAACATTTCCATCATCCTGCGCTTTGACCCTAATCTTCAGCCCATTGTATTTAACCAGTTTAAGCATATGTTTGATGTGATCGGGGAACTTCCCTGGCCGCAAGTAAAGCCTGGCTGGGGTGATACCGATCTAGCCTGTGCCAAGCTGTACTTCGAACGTACCTATGGTATCTGGTCGCCTACCAAGTTTAAAGATGCCCTACTGGGTGTAGTGTCATCAGAGCGGCTGTACCATCCGGTTAAAGAATACCTTGGTTCATTAAAATGGGATGGTATCCGGAGGCTGGACACTTTGCTAATTGACTATCTGGGTGCGAAGGACACTCCTTATGTTAGGGCAGTAACAAGAAAAACTTTGGTAGCAGCAGTGGCCCGTATATATCAGCCCGGCATTAAGTTTGATTCCATTTTAGTATTAAACGGTCCCCAAGGTATTGGGAAATCAACACTATTTGCTCGCTTGGGTAAAGAGTGGTATTCTGATTCCCTTTCCATATCGGATATGAAGGATAAGACTGCGGCGGAAAAACTACAGGGTTACTGGATACTGGAACTGGGTGAGTTGGTAGGTATTAAGAAAATGGATGTGGAGACGGTGAAGTCTTTCATCTCCCGTACAGATGATAAATATCGTCAGGCCTATGGGGTAAACGTGGAGAGCCATCCTCGCTCTTGTATTATCGTTGGTTCTACTAATAGCGATGAAGGCTTTTTAAGGGATATCACAGGCAACAGGCGTTTCTGGCCGGTGCAAGTTACTGGTGGTGGCAAATATCATCCTTGGGAACTTAGTGAGGTTGATCAGATTTGGGCTGAGGCTATTGAGAGATATAACGCTGGGGAAGAATTATTCCTTACTGGCAACCTTGAAGAGGAGGCAGTGAACCAGCAACGGGAGGCCATGGAAGTAGATGAGCGTGAAGGGTTAGTCCGTGAATACCTGGAAAGGCTCCTTCCTGAAACTTGGGATGAGTTAAGTATTTATGAGCGGCAGGATTATATCAGATCGCCTGAAGACCCCACTCTTCCCAAAGGCACGATTTGCCGGGAGGTTGTCAGCAATATGGAAATCTGGTGCGAGTGCTTGGGTAAGCACAAAGAAGATTTAAGGCCCTCCGACAGTTACGCCATAGCAGCCATTATGAAACGGATTGGCGGATGGGGGAAAAAGGGTAAGATTGTAGACATCCCAATCTATGGCCGACAGCGAGTTTATGAACGAGTTAGATAAAACAGAGGCTGTTTTAGAGTTGTTCCAGCAGGTTGTTCATTGCTGAAAGCCTTTAAAATCAAGGGATAGCTAAAAGATAAACACAAGTGAACAACTTTTACCCTATTGATAATATCAATATATTTTATAGTAATCATTTTTATGTGTATGTGCGCGCGTTTAGGAAAATTTGGTGATGAGTTGTTACTAAAAATCATGAAAGTGCCGTGTCTATTGGGTTTTGAGCCTGAACAACCTCTATGCACAACTGCGACACTTAACAACTGTGACGAGAGGCGGTGTATTTATGGGGGAAAAAGTTTTAGAACGAAAATTGGTAAAAGCAGTTAAAGCAGCGGGAGGAATTGCCCCTAAGTTTGTAAGCCCAGGTTTTAACGGAATGCCTGACCGCCTTGTACTTTTACCGGGAGGTAAAATAGCCTTTGTTGAGGTTAAGGGGTATGGAATGAAACCAAGGCCTTTACAGATAAATCGGCATGAAATGTTACATAAGCTGGGATTTAAGGTTTATGTTTTGGATCGTAAGGAGCAGATACAGAAAATAATTTCAGAAACCATGGGAGGTGATATCAGATGAAGTTCATACCGCATGAATATCAGCAGTACGCCATCAACTATCTTCTAAAAAAGTCTGTGGCGGCGATATTTCTCGATATGGGCTTAGGTTAGCAAAACGGTGATTACTCTTTCAGCTATCTTTGAGCTAGCCCTAGACAGATTTCAAATTGGCAAGGTTTTAGTTATTGCACCCCTTAGGGTAGCCAGAGATACATGGCCTGCTGAGATTGAAAAATGGAATCATCTCCGGGGACTGACATATTCAGTGGCTATTGGCAGTGAACAAGAGCGAAAAGCGGCACTTATAAAGAGAGCTGATATTTATATTATCAATAGGGAGAATGTGGATTGGCTGGTTAATAGGAGTGGACTTGCATTTGACTACGACATGGTGGTTATCGATGAGCTAAGTTCTTTTAAATCCCACCAGGCAAAAAGGTTCAAAAGCCTTATGAAGGTTCGCCCTAAAGTAAAAAGGATTGTCGGACTTACCGGAACCCCATCATCAAACGGATTGATGGATTTATGGGCTGAGTTTCGGCTTCTCGATATGGGGCAAAGATTGGGGCGCTTTATTGGGAGATATAGAGAGGACTATTTTGTACCAGATAAGCGCAACCAGCAGCTAGTATTTTCGTACAAGCCAAAGCCTGGGGCAGAGGAGGCCATCTACCGGCTAATCTCTGACATTACCATTAGTATGAAAAACACTGACTACTTGAAGCTTCCAGAGCTAGTGAGTAATGAAATTAGCGTTAAACTCTCCCATAAAGAGATGGATTACTATCTGACACTACAGCAGGAATTAGTGCTACCGCTAAAAGGAAAAGAGATTGATGCTGTTAGCGCTGCGGCACTATCAAACAAGCTTTTGCAGATGGCTAATGGTGCTGTTTACGATGAAAATGGGACGGTGGTGCAAATACATGATCGTAAGCTAGACGCCCTAGAAGACTTAATCGAAGCAGCTAATGGCAAGCCCGTTCTAGTAGCTTATTGGTTTAAGCATGATCTTGAGAAAATATTAAATCGGTTTTCAGCAGAAAAACTTGATAGTGCTGGTTCCATTAAACGGTGGAATGCGGGTGAAATCCCTTTGGCGGTAATTCATCCCGCCTCTGCCGGGCATGGACTTAACCTGCAGGCGGGGGGTTGTACTCTGGTATGGTTTGGACTTACCTGGAGTTTAGAGCTTTACCAACAAACTAATGCCAGACTATGGCGGCAAGGTCAAAAGGATACAGTCGTTATTCATCATATCATTGCCGAAAATACCATCGATGAAGACGTCATGCACTCTCTTAAAAGAAAAGATAAAACCCAAACCGCCCTTATTGAAGCAGTTAAAGCCAGGGTGAGGAATGTGTACCAGGAGGTGATCTGATGCAAGACTGTTTCGCCTATAAAAACAATCGTTGCATTGCCTTGAAAGTGAAGCAGTGTAAAGGTTGTAGTTTCTATAAAACTAAAGAGCAATGTTTAATAGACCAGCAAAAGGCATTAGAGAGGATTCGTGCTTTGGATAAGGACAAGAGGGACTATATTATCAAAACCTACTATGGCGGCAAACTGGAGGTGTTGTAATATGAATGCCAAAGAATTTTTATCCCAGGCCCTTTGGCTTGATCAAAGAATAAATAGTAAGCTGGAGCAGTTAGAAATACTGCGGGCACTGGCTACGAAGGTGATGGCAACCCTAACAGAAGAAAAAGTTTCCGGTGGTAATAATACGAAAAGTCATATGGAAAACACCGTGGCCAAGATTGTTGATTTGGAAATGGAAATCAACGAGGATATTGATCGGTTGGTGGATATAAAAGCAGAGATCATGGAAATCATCAGTCAAGCGGATGACCCCATATGCCAGCTGCTCTTAGAGTTGAGATATATCAACGGCAAAGGTTGGGATGAGATAGCCAGGGATATAGGGTTTGATATAAGAACGGCTTTTAGGCTTCACGGTAAAGCACTAAAAGAAATTGAGGAAATTAGAAACTGTCAGTGAATGTCATAGAATGTCAGTATCAAAGTGAGGTATTATATAAAGTGTAAAGGCATAGAAAAAATTATGCCTTGGGATAGATCGCTTCGACTCCTAAGGAAACGCAGCATTCTTGATAACAAGCCCTTGGGAATTAAATTCTCCGGGGCTTTATCTATGCCCATTAAAGAAGGTGATTAAATATGCCCAGAAAACCATTAAAACCTTGTCGTCATCTTGGGTGTCCTGAATTGGCCGAAGGAAGGTATTGCAGCAAACATCAAAGGCGAGTAGATAGGGAATACAACCGTAAGCATAGACCTTATCAAAAGTTATACAAAACTGCTCGGTGGCAGCACTTGAGAAGGCAATTATTATTAGAACATCCTCTTTGTGCAGAGTGCAAGCGTCAGGGACGGATTACTCCAGCCACGGTAGTAGATCACATTAAGCCTCACAAAGGTAACCAAAAACTATTCTGGGATGAGGATAACTTACAGGCTCTTTGTAAATCCTGCCACGACCGAAAGACTGCCAAAGAAGGCCGCTGGGGTGAAAAAGGCAAGGTTTATACTTACTAACTCAATGGGGTGGGGGGTATCAATCTTTACAGCCTTTGGCCCCAGGAGCGGCGG